TGAAAAGTGTAATTGAATCTGGAGAGCCAATGACTCAACAAGTCAAAAACGAATTTTCAAGGGCCATTAATAATCTTGAAAGTGTTGATGGAGATTTAAATTAAATCTTCGATATGATTGACTTTTTTGAATTAGCTGGGCTGATAGCTTTTATTGCTTTGTCGTTTGTACTTGTTAGGGCGATGATTAAATCATATTTGAACCAATAACCTTGGTAATATGGAGGACTGTAAAAAATGCAACCAGACCAAGGAAAACTGTGAGTGCCATATTCCCGACGAGGAAAAGCACGTGGGGCTTTACAGCCTCATAAAGAAACTATTTAAGAAATAACGTTCGATACAATGGCGATAAAGCACCACAAAATTAACGACTACGGAAAGGACTACTACATGGTTTTCGCTGAGGACGAGAGCGGAACCGTTATAGGTTCGGCACGGTTGCGAATAGACACAAACGAGAACAACGAAATCTCGGGTTATTTGTCGTATTTGCACGTTGATAAAAGCCACCAAGGTAGGGGATTCGGTACAGCCTTACAGGAATACCGCGAAGACATTATAAAAGAGCTAGGGGGTAAGGAGGCTCGTTTACGGGCAGATGCTAGTTCATGGGTGTATCGGTGGTACACTTCGAGAGGTTACCAGTATCACGAAGTATCAAGCGATGGTTGTGATTGGCTGGTGAAACAAATATAAAAACAGAATACTATTTCAGAAGTGCCAACCAAACAGAAGCAACTACACAAATCCGAAAAGGATCTAAAGGAAACCAGGGCGAACTATTGCCACCCCATCGGGTGCGATGCTTGCCCTTTGTACGAAGACGGCTTTACGTGCAAGGCTATGCAGCAGCAAACGATCATACACAACCTAGCCGCCCAGATCAAAGGTAGGCAAAGCAAACAGGCGAACGGACCACGAAAAAACAATACATAGATGAATAAGCCAGTTTTTGAAAAGTACAAAGGAAAGGAATCGAATTTCCAAAAATCATTTGCTAGGTATCTTGATGCATTGGGCGTTCTGTGGTATCACCCACCGAATGGAGGGTCTAGGCACAAGCTAGAAGCCGTTAATCTAAAGCGAGACGGAGTGAAAGCCGGAGTGCCAGACGTTTGTATATGTGAGGCGCGAAAAGGGTTTCACGGGTTCTATATTGAGCTGAAGGTTGCCTATAACACCCCGACAGCGCATCAACTCAAGTTTATGGAAAGGTTGGAATCCAACGGGTACAAGATCGCAATAACGAAATCATTGGACGAGGCTATACATTTAATCGACGAGTACCTAAAATAATTTAGCCCGCTATCCCTAGGTAGTTGGGCTTTTTTCATTTGGAGTTAAATAAACTTTGGTCAAAGTTTGCGAGAGTCAATACTTTGGTCTATGTTTGTAAAAGAAACGAACGACAAACAAACTAAAAACGAACGACATGAGAACGATATACCTACGAAGAAAAGCAAGCGGAAACTACGAGATAGTAACAGGCAAGCCAAATCAAAAGGAACACACCCACAAATTTAGAACGTGGAAAGCGTTAGAGGGATTTTACTGGGACTTGTATGGCCGCAAAGTAATAAAGGCAGAGTACAGAGTGTCTAACACTTATTTCAATTCATTCGCAGAGCTAAAAAACTTTATTAAAACCAACTAGAACGATGGAAGATATAAGACTAAAACAAGTACACGAATCGCTAGCGTTTCTTATGTGCGTAATTAAGTCAGGAGAACCTTTGACTAAAAGAGTTTATAACGAATTTTCAAAAGCGGTGAACACTCTTGAGGCTCTCGATGGATTACTAGCGCAAGAAAAAGAACTGGTTTGCGGAAGCAAATGCGATTACGGACACAGAGACGACAAAGGCAACGACTTGTATTGCTGTATTAAAAAAACGAAATAACACACTAGAGCGATGGAAACGATCAAAGAAGCAAAAGAGCACCTAGCGAAGAACTACAAGGACGGCACAGCCTGCCCGTGTTGCAATCAATTCGTAAGGCAATACAAAAGGAAACTCAATAGCGTTATGGCTCGATGCCTTATAAAGCTCAGTAAAATGGGTCCAGGGTATCACCACGTTAAGGACGTTGTAAAAGGGATAAGCGACACCGGAACAAATGATTTTTCAAAACTCAAACACTGGAATTTTATTGCCGAACAGATAAACGCCGATACCAAAAAGAAGCATTCCGGAATGTGGTGTATCACTACCAGCGGGCAAGCGTTCGCCAATTACGAAACCATTGCATCGGAGTACGTTCTACTCTACAACGGCAAGAAACAAGGTACAAGCGAATCCAAAACCAATATCATCAAATCACTCGGTAAGAAATTCGACTACCAAGAACTAATGGAAGGGTAACGAAATGAAAGCTAATACACATAGAAAGCCGTTGACACTTTCAACGAAAGATATTAGAACCATTTGGGCGTTCTACAACCAAGGGCAATCGCCACGACAAACACGGGCAATGTTCAAAATGTTTTTAGAAAAAAACAAGCTCCAACGAGGCGACAAAGACAACAGGCTTGCACAGGTCGGCGAAGTGGTTTACCAGATTTGTAGTTTTGGGTATGTTAAAAGCCGATTCGCCAGAAGAGATCTAACGATAGGCGCGGTTGATTCCGGAGGAACTATACTAGGACGAAAAACAATGCACTACGGAGACGAAGACGAGTACGGACAGTTCGGTAAAATACCAAGCTACTGGGAATACCCCGGAGATAACGAAACAATCCGGGACTATCTGGACAGAAAATAAATAATAACTAACAATAAAAATTATGGGCTGTGATATACACATTTACACGGAAAGAAAAAGAAGCATTAGCAATAAGGATGTTTGGGTTAACGCCGATCACTTCGGCCTAAACCCTTACTATACAGGGGCATGCTACAACAAGCAATTTGAGGTAATAAAAATATATGGAGACAGAAATTATAAGCTATTCTCAATGCTTGCCAACGTACGTAATGGAAGTGAAAATCCTTTCATCTGTCAGCCGAAAGGACTTCCAGAAGATAGTTCTAATTTTGTAAAAACAGAAAGCGATTCTTGGGGCTGCGATGGTCATTCTCATAGCTATCTAACCTTAAAGGAGCTTAAGGAATTTAGAGAGAAAAACAAAACCACCAAGTATAGCGGAATGATGCCGCCATTGGAAGCTGAAAAGGTTGACAATGGAGAGATGCCAGAATTTTGGTGCGGGGGCACAAACCAAAAGCATTACGTGTATAGGGAGTGGGAATACGAATCGGACACGTTGAAAGATTTAGTTGATTCTTTAGAAAAAAGAAAAGTTGAATGGGGCACTTACAACAACAACAACAACAACCCAGACGTAGACGAAAAAATTAGAATAGTTTTTTGGTTTGACAACTAGGAATTTGTATATTTATCATAATCAATGAGCGTACAGGCTCGATATTGATAAACTTATTTAACCGATTGGGAAGGGCTCTGTACAGCCTGACTCGATCGGTTTTTTTTATACCAAAAAAATGAGCAGTAAAAGAAGTATATCAACGTCCATCTGGTCAGATCCATTTTTTGAAGACCTTTCACCAAGCGACAAACTACTTTTCGTTTATCTGATTACGAACGAGAAAACGAACATGCTGGGAATCTACGAATGCTCTGAAAAGAAAATAAGTTTTGAAACTGGCATAGATTCAGACACCGTTAAAATGGGTTTGAAACGGTTCGAAAGGGTTAAAAAGATTTCGAGGGTTGCGAATTACATAATTCTATTGAATTTTATGAAGCACCAAAAGTATAATACAAATATGAAGAAATCAGCCCTATCAACTTATGGTGATTTACCTAATGACCTAAGAACGTGTGACTTAAGCGAGTTCAATGGAGACAGTTTGAAAGCCTTCGAAACCCTTTCGAACCATTACGGAATGGTTCCTAAAGTAGAAGTAGAAGTAGAAGTAGAAGGTGAAGTAGAATTAGAAGTAGAATTAGAAGTAGAATTAGAAGTAGAAGTTAAAACTAAGCCTACTGTAATTCATCGCTACGCTCAAGACGTTATTGATTGCGTAAAGAATTGCCTTGTACACTTCGACGGACATTTACACCCTAAGACACCCAAACAGAAATTGCAATGGTGTGAGGTCGTCGAAAAGCTAAACAGGATAGACGGCATACCATACCAACAAATAGAAGCGATAACCGAGTGGGCTAGAAATGACGAATTTTGGGCGTCGAACTTCCTAGCATTGCCCAAACTCAGAAAAAAGAACAAGGACGGATTATTATGGATCTTAGTATTTAGTGAAAAACTCAAACGAAATGACAACAACAAACCACTTAGTGAACAGCAACAACAAATTGCAAACTCTCAATCTGTACACAACATCATTGAGCGCCGTAAGGAAGACCGAAGACGCGCTGAACTATCCAACCATAGCACAACAGATTAAGGCGCTAGGTAAAGACGGCGAAGACGATGTGATTGTAATGGCGTTAGGCACTATTCAACAAGGGCTTTCCGCATTCAATGTCAAAAACCCAATGACAAACGCACAGGTAGAAATGTTCGTTATGGACTTCATCGAGGACTATAAGCACGAAAGCGTAGCAGACTTAAAAATATGCCTTAAGAACGCACGAAACGGGGTATACGGTACACACTACCAAGCAATAGACCAGCTCACAGTAATGGAGTGGTTCGGTAAATACCTAGACGAAAAGGCAATGGAGCGCGAGAGATTGCACACCAGAACAAAAAACAAAACAATAGACAAAGTCACCGAACAAGTTTACCCAGCATTAAAAGACGCAGTGGAAAACATCGGCAAGACAAGTAAAAACGGACTCGAAAGACCATGAAACTAAGCGACAGGTATAAAATTTATAGGATAGATTACGATACAGCAATGCGGGTTGTCGTAGATAATCACTATTTACACCGAAAATGCCCCTGCACTTTTGCTTATGGGTTGTTTGAGGAATCCAATATTAAAACTGACTTATTTAGTACAAACAGGCTGGCGGGTGTTATCATATACGGAACACCTTCTAGCGCTCCGCTACGAAGTGGGGTCTGTGGTCCAGAAGAAAGCAAGAACGTAATAGAGCTTACAAGGTTGTGGATAGAAGACGGAACCCCTAAAAACACAGAGAGTTTTTTAATAGGGAACACGATCAAGCTGGTAGATAAAGAGATAATAATAAGTTATGCAGAAATAGACCAAGGCCACATAGGCATTGTCTACCAAGCCACAAACTGGCATTATACAGGCCTTAGTGCAAAGCGATCTAATTGGGTTGTGGAGGGGTTAGATAAGCACTGCCAAACAATAGCAGACAAGTACACAAGCAAAGAACTAAAAGAAAAGTATGGTGATAAATTCAAAACAGTACCCCGCCCTCGAAAACATCGCTATGTTTATTTTAATGCGGGTCGAAAACGAAAAAAAGAACTATTAACAAAGTTGAGGTATAACTTGAAACCATACCCTAAAGGAAATGAAAACGATTAGAAACGACTGGCGGGACTATCTACTAGCAGCTATACTATTTGCCCTTTGCATAGCTGGACGCGCCCAAACGATTGAACAGGTTAGGGACGAGATACAACGACAAGGGATAGAACACCCGGAAATAGTTTTGGCTCAATCGATACTTGAAACGGGCTGGTACAAGTCCCACGGATGCACACACCGAAAAAACCTATTCGGATTCTATTGGAAAGGATCGTATAAGAAATGGAGCACATGGCAAGAATCAATAAAGTATTATGCAGACTGGCAACGCAGACACTACACCGGGGGAGACTACTATAAATTCCTTGAGAGTGTCGGGTACGCGTCAGATCTAAAATATATTTCGAAATTAAAAAACATAAAACCATGATTGAAACTTTCAAAGACATCACCGGATACAAAGGGATTTATCAGATAAGTAATTTTGGTAGGGTGAAAAGTTTACCTAGGTCAATTTTAAAAATAAACGGGCAAACACAAAACAGGAAAGAGAGAATTCTTAAAAGCGGATCGGACAAGGACGGGTATAGTCTTGTTGGGCTATGTGTTAAAGGCAATATGAAAACAAGAAAGGTGCATCAATTGGTTGCGGTAGAGTTCCTTGGTCATGTACCGGATGGATTAAACATCGTCGTAGATCACATCAATGGAGTTAAGGACGATAACAGGGTTGAAAATCTCCAACTTATTACCCACAGAGAAAACATAAGTAAAGATAAAAAAGGAGGATCGAGCGGGTACGTGGGTGTTTCATGGAATAAACAGGTTGAAATGTGGAAAGCTAGAATAACAATAAATTACAAGCAGATTATAATAGGACACTTCAAAACAGAGATTGAGGCGTCTGATGCATATAAAAAAGAATTATCAAAACACCTAGAAATCAACCAATTACAAAATAAACACTAGAATACATTGGTCAAAACTTGCGAGAACCAAAACTTTGGTGTATGTTTACATCATGAACGAACAAACAAACACAATGAGCGAAACGAAGACACTAACAACCGAGCAAATCAAACAAGCGGCAACCGAGATTGATGATATAATTTGCAACGAAACCGAATCAAACTACTGGGACGGTGAAATAATCCAATTCGACGAAATGGCGTTGGTGATAGATCTAGGCTTACAGGTAATCCAATTGGGTGATGATGGCGACTGGGACACGCAACCCTTTGCATACCTTGAGAAAAACACAACCATCAAGAGCGCCAAGGTTATCGACGAAAACGAAAACGAATTCGACGTGGACCCGGAGCAACTAAAACAAATCCTAAACTTATTGTAACTTTACAACAAGTAACGAGCGATGAAAAGAATCAGAAGATATTTCGAGAGACGTTCCAAGCGTCTAAAATTCCGTAGGTTTCTGTCTGCGTCAATGGGGTGTGATGTCGTGTACAGAGGCGAACACTATTACGTTGGATCTTCGCACCTTGAAATGGGTATCGACCTAATCAGCACAGGCGACCACGAATCCACCACTATAAACGGCTCTAAACTAAACGACGTCAAAATATACGTCACAAGAGAGCATGCAAGGGAATACGATTTCATTATCCTAAGTCCTTTCGACCATCCACAAATTGACCACCTCGAAAACCTCCCAAAGAAATGAGCAGACTAGACGAAGGCAGACAGATAAGGCTTGAGCCACTCAGAAAAGAAAAGAGCGTTGAACAAATACACCTTTTGGGCTTTGAATGTATAGCAGCAAACAAAGAAGCGCGTTCAATATCATTCGAGTTTAAAGGCCACACAGTAACTTATTACCCATACACGGGCTGGGCAACCGGAAAATCAATTAAGGACGGGAGAGGACTTAAAAACCTATTAAAACAACTAACGAAATGAGCAACGAACAAAAATATACAATCGGCCAACGTGTAAACTACTTAAGCCTATCCGATAAGATCAAAGGCAACGAACCAGTGCAAGGGGTTATTGATTGGGCTTTGAACGGTTACTACACAGTACAGACAGGGGATGAAACTTTAGACGCTAGAGCAAGCGATTTAAGCCCAATCAAAGAAGGTTGCCCAACTTGTCCAGAGGTGGCAGACGGTAAAATAAAAGCGGTTTACTTCATCCCGACGGGTGGCGAAAAGTCACTTGATTAAATAATTGCAACACCTGAAAGCCTCAAAGCGAACGCGATCAAACTGGACATAAAAGCCTAACGACATGAACGACGAAGCCCTTGAGGAATACGACAAACGATTCAACCCAAAGCCATGACACAACGAACAGACAAAAAGGGGCGAACCCTTGAATATAGAATTGGCAGCATGTGGTACAATGATCGGGGATGCGAGGTATATCACATCGAAAGACGAATAGACAGCGGTAAATGGAAGCTAAGGTCGGGAAACATGGAACTTACCGAGGCCGAAGAAAGGATAAAAGACCCGGAAGCATACGACCGATACGTAAAAGGCATGGGCACAAAAGCACTTTTATCGCTTGGCTTACTCGGGCTTACCGGCTTAATCATTTATATAGTTGAAACACTCACATAATTATGACACAAGAAGCAAAAGACATACTATTTAAGGACTTGTCAATGAGGTTGCCGTATGGGGTTCACACTCAGTTTTCCAAGTTTGGACACATAGAATTTGACCAGTCCGAAATGGGCTTCTTTGAACTTGAATTTCTCAGACACGGCGACGGGGTTTCAAAACCAATACTTCGCCCGCTGTCCGATTTGAGCGACCAACAGCTAATCCTTTTGGGCTACCAAGAAGCCGGAATAAAAACACTAATTGAGGATATTCAACAGGGCAATATTGAGCACGTACATTTTATGTACCTAATCGAAAACCACTACGACGTTAGCCTACTCATCGAACGCGGAATAGCCGTAGACGTTAACACGATTGAAACAGACCCGTACAACTAAAAACGAACGAAATGAGCGAACAGAAAAAATATATTTTCACGTCTGACTACACAACCTTAGGCGGTATGTCGATTAACAAAGAGGGTGAAGTAACAAGCCTTTCTCCTACGATGACAAAAGCCGAAATAGAATACCTGTTAGCTGCTGGGATACTGGTAGACTATACAGAACCGAAGACATGCGACAAAGTAGAGGCGTTGGAAAAGGAGCTGAACGATCTTAAAAAGAAATTAACAGCAGCGAAGAAAGCGAAAACCAAAGCGCAAAAAGACGGGGACAAAGTGTTTAGAGCCGTGTCGAGCGAGCTTGATAAGTGCCTAAACAAGTGCGCAGAATTGGAGTCGAAAAAAAGAAAGATAGCCGACGAACTATATTCCAAGCAGGGGATTATAGAATGCCAATACAATGATATTAAGAAAAAAGACGAAACAATTCTAAAGCTCTATTCTGAGAAGCATAATAATTGGGTGTTAAATGAGGTATCAAAGGACACTGCAACCAGTAAAGAGATGCACGTTTTAAGCGATGGTAAAGGCGGGATTGTGAAAACAAAAGACCCAACCGACTATTACCGACAATGCTATAAGGCAGAGCAGGAGAGAAGCCTAATTCTTAAGAAGAGGCTAGACAATAAAGAGCGATTCAAAACAAAAAAGGCATACACGAAAAAAGACATGTTACAAGTGTGTATAATACTATCAACAGTCTCGTCGATTGTGTCGGCTTCTTTTATCGTTTGCTTTATATTCGATAACATTTAAACCAGCAACAGCGTAAAGGGGATAGATAAAATCTAATTATTAAATTCCATTAGATTATGGACAAAAGACAAAACAACGGAAATAAGGGACATTCTACAAAGTCAAACAAGGCAGGCGACAAAAGGAGAAATTCAAATAAATTGCTGCTAGAGGACTACATAGAAAACAACTTTGATATTGCAAAGCTCACCAAGCTAATGAACAAGCTCTATAATGACGGCATAAGCGGCGACACTAAAAGCGCTACTTTGTTCCTGAATTACACACTAGGAAAGCCAAAGGAGACGAAAGACCTAAGAATAGAGATGGATAAGAACTTCCCTGCATGGATGGAAGAGGAATAGCCAACCCAAATTTTACGTTTCTAAAGGAAACCGTACCAGCGCAAAGGTGGACGCTATTGCAGGGCGGTACTAGGTCTGGCAAAACCTTTAGCACCATCTACTATCTTATATGGTTGTGTGAGAGGTATAAGGGGCTAGAGATAGACATATTACGCGACACGTACACAGCACTAAAAGCAACCGTATGGAAAGACTTTAAGCAAGTCCTAGTAAAGCATAGCCTTTACAATCCTTTACACCACAACAAGACGGATAAGATGTACAACCTTAACGGGAATGTAATTTCTTACTATGGATGTGACGACCCAGGAAAGGTACACGGACGCTCTAGAGACATACTATGGCTAAATGAGTGCAACCAACTGGACGAGGAAACAATAGACCAGCTAAGCGCCAGAACTAGACACAAGATTATAGGGGACTACAACCCAGCACTCCCCACGGAACATTGGCTTGATCCATACATAGACCAATACAAGCCAATTATAACAACGTACTTAGACAATCCACACCTAACAGAAGACCAGGTAGCCGACATAGAAAGCAAAAGAAATAATGAATATTGGTGGATAGTCTACGGAACCGGCGAAAGGACAAAGCCCGTTGGTGTTATATTCAACAACTGGACAGAACGAGAATTTGACGAAAGCCTACCTTTTTGCTATGGTATGGACTTCGGATATGTGAACGATCCTACAACGCTGGTAAAAGTCGCTAAGTGTAACAAGACTATGAAGCTCTACGTTAAGGAATTTATGTACGACAAGGGGCTAAGTACTAAACAAATATCCACCCTACTAACCCAGTTAATAGACCCAAGCGAAACGGTAATCGCAGACAACGCAGAGCCGAGACTAATACAAGAGCTAAGAGACTTAGGCCACGAGGTACACCCATGCAAGAAAGGGAAGGACTCAATTAGAAACGGCATAACGCAGATGCAGGATTACGAAATATGTGTAGACCCAAAAAGCCACAACATAAAGAAGGAATTAAACAATTATAGGTGGCACGCAAAAATCCACAACCAACCCGTAGACGACTACAACCACTTGATAGACGCCATACGTTATGCGGGTGACGAACTGCAAGCATCACCCTTTTTCTTTGGCTAACTTTTATTTTCTTATTTTTGTCTATATCGTAAAAAAACAATGGGCTACTTTAGTAATTGGCGACAAAGCCGCGTAAAATTGACGAACACCGAGCGACAAACCTTATGGAAAGTACTCGGAAGTTTCGGGGCTAACCAGCTAGGCCAAAGCAAACAAAGCTATATTGAAAAGGGCTATGAGGGAAACGTAGACGTTTACGCAGTCATTAAGAAGCTGACAGACGTTACTAACTCAATACCTTACGTGGTAGAGAAAAACGTTGGCGGCGTGTGGGAGCTATTCGAGGACAGTACATTAGCCCCGTTAATGGCTAACCCGAACAAAGGCAAGGGCTACACATGGGACGACATCGACGAGCAAATGCTAATTTACTTGCTCGCTAACGGTAACGCCTATCTAGTAGGTGAGACGCTGGGCGGTATGATTGCAGAGGTAGACGTATTGCCGAGTCAGTACGTAGAGGTTACCACCAACAAAGATTTTTTCTTGCCTAATCCAACGTATAAATTTGAGCTGAACCAATCGAAGCGCTCATATGAGAGCGACGAGATAGAACACGTTAGGCTATTCAATCCAGGGTACAACACGGTGGCTGAGTCCTTCGATGGCCTCTCTATCATTCAAGTAGCCGCGCAAGTGGTGCAGGTAGGCAATGATAGATGGGACGCCAACGCTTCACTACTTCAAAACAAAGGAGCGTTAGGTATTGTAACCGATAAGAGCGACAGACCTATGACGGCAGGACAGGCCGACACAGCACAGGAGGCGCTAGATCATCGCATAGCCGGAACGGTTAACAACGGCAAAACGATTGTAACAAATAAAGACCTCGGATACATTAAGCTCGGAATGAGTGCAACGGATTTGCAGCTAGTTGAAAGTGGTATTATAACGCTAAGGGCTATCTGTAACGTCTTCGGAATGCCCTCTAGTTTATTTGGTGACAGTGAGTCAAGACGCAACAGCAACCGAAAAGAAGACGAGCGATCGATGTACACTAACGCGATAATGCCAATAGCCGACAAGCTAACGGCGAAGCATAATAGCTACGTTGTGGCGAACCATTATCCAAATGGCGACGTAAGACTGCGTAAAGATTTCAGCGGCGTTGAGGCGTTGCAAGAAGACCAAAACAAGGAAGCTGAGAAGGATAAAAAAGTAGTTGAGGGTATCAAAACTATCTTAGAAATGCCTACCGTAATGGAGGCTAAAAAATTATTAATTGCAGAGACTTACGACGTATCGGAAGACTTTGTAGATGCATTGATTGACCAAACAATACCAGAAAGTAATGAGCGGATTATTCCAGACTAAGGACATCTCACTAGAGATTAAAGACATTGACAATTCAAGCCGTAGGGTGATAGTCGCCTTGTCTAAATTCGGCAACGTAGACAGCGACGGCGATGTGATTGTGCGCGGTGCATTTGCTAAGTCCATACAAGAACGTGGCCCACACAGTGAGGGTAACAGGAAAATAGCCGCGTTAAGATACCACGATTTTGAACATGAGATAGGTGTATGGAAGAACCTAGAAGAAACTCACGACCATCTTATAGGAACGTTACAGCTAGGTAAAAGCACTAAAGGCTCCGACGCATTAGCAGACTACGAAGATGGCGTAATACGCGAGCATTCGATAGGCTACAACCTTGTGATGGACAAGACGATAGTACGCGAGGACGGATTTACAGAACTTAGAGAGGTCAAACTTTGGGAAGGTAGCGCCGTTACATTTGGAGCCAACAGCGAGACACCTGTTTTCCATGTAGGTAAAGGAAATAAAACAGAGTACCTAAAAAAATTAGAAGATCAAATGGACGCTATATCTAACGCCTTATACAATGGCCAAGGTACAGACGACAGATTTAAACAGCTTGCAATGAATCTTAAAGTGATTCAATCGAAATATAATTCACTCATTAATGCGAAGCCGCCAGAGGGTGACACCAAGGCACTTGACAATGACGAGCCGAAACCAGAAAACAA